ATGAAAACATGGAGATACTCTGGCTTTGGTGAAGATGGTATATACACAAGACGAGGTGACCCAATAGTAGATGATGTAACTCCGTGGGGCTTAACTATGCAATTTATAGGTTTTCCTCCTGCGGAATACACTAGAAAACAAGAAGAAAATCAATTAGCCAAGGGTATTGATAAAGAAGTAAATTTAAGACGTTCAAATCTATTAAGAAAATTATATATAGAACTTCGTCACGGGAATACTATTGATGATGTATATGATGAAATACTTGAATTTAATAAACGACATCCACAATTTGGAATAGATGCAAACTCAATAAGAAGGTCATTAAAACAACATATGAGACAATCAAAGCTTATGCACAATGGTGTATCGTTAAGCCCTGCAATGAGAAGGGTTGTATTAGAATCTGATTATTATGTTGGCGATGATTGGAATTGGTGGAATTAAGACATTCGCCATACACGAACACCTAACTTGTCATCTTCTATAACTACACGAACTTCGCTTTTCCAACCTCGTGATAAAAATATCCTATTTATTTGCTTCGTAGCTTCTACCGTATTTATACATAATATAAAAACAGATGAGTTAATTTCCATCTTCTCCCAGTCCACTACTATGTGAACTCCATCAGGGTTCAGGTCATACGTCTTGAGCACTGACATCTTCAACCGCACAATCTACTATAATTACATCTGTTGGTGGTAAATTCATGTGTGTACCTTTACTCAACCTCATCTTACTGCGTTTAGCTCCAAGTTTCTTTACTAAATCATGTACAAACGAGTTATAGTTTATTTGTTGGTCGCCACACCATGATTTCAAAGGCTTCGGTATTAAGTATGCCCTCTTCAAATCTGTTTCATACCTCGCTACTAACTTACCTCTTGGTAGATGTTCGGGTATAATTACTTGCTCTGTTTCGTGTTGCTTACGTAAATCATCTGTGCTTTTTATCCACAACACATTACTCCAATGCTCATGTATGTAATCATTGAGTACTTCTTCTACAGATATACTCATATCTGCGGCATGATGTTTATTATGACTTAATTGCTCCATACTCCAGTTGAATAGTTGGTTTATGTCGTAATTAACCAGCCCTGCTTTCTTTGCTAATATAAGACCTGCTATACTATAAGATACTAACACAGACCAAAATCTATTTTCCGCTGTTAGTTCAGCACGCTGGTCCACCCTAGCTTGTACCTCACCTAATAACTTCTTTACACCTGATATGTTACCCATCACCTGGGATATATACTCCTTACCAGCATGACCATAATTCTCTTGTATAGCACTGCTAAACAAATCGGTTTCTTCTTTTGTTTCAAAATGTATTCGCTTCACATGACATTCTAGTATTCTCTGTGCTTCTGCTTTCGGCATAGCTTTGTGAATACTAATCCGTTCAACCATACTTGTATTACCCGTAGTTACAGATAATAATCTCCAAGATTCTCCACGATGTCTTTCAGTATTACTACCACTAGACATACGACCTCTTTGTCTACCACCCGTAAGTTGGTATGCTAAATTACTTAATTCTCTACCATGAGTATTTGTCAATTCATCCATATATAAAGGTAGATTATGATAAACCTCACCTCTATTCATCTTTGTATTATATGTATCTCTTTCGTGGATAATTAAATCTTCGGGTCTGCCCCATATAGATGCACCTGCCATCATAGCAGTAGTCTTACCAACTCCCGAGTCTTTGCTATAAATATGTAAAGCCGCACAATTTATAGGAGAAAACTGCATAAGAGGAGAGCCAAAAGATGTGCCTACTACAAACTGATGTAGTTCAAACCCTTTGCGATTATAAAAATTTATCGCTTTTTTCCAATCTTCTAAAGTTCCTTTAGGTTCAAAAGAAGGAAACAAAGATACTGTTTGAGAAGATGGAGGATTAAACTCTATCCTATCTTTAAATATCTGCTGATTTCCAAGTATAAAAGATTCACATTCATCGCTTGACCAACCAAACTGTCTGTGGGCTTCATCGGCTGTGTTCTTCTCTTGTAGTTCGTTTACCCATGTTGTTGTATATTGCATAAGTTCATCCGTTCTTGTAATAGCTACACCTTGCATCGATATAACTTTGCGAAACTCTTCTCTAGATGTAACTGCTGTTAAAGGTAATGTAAATTCTCGTACACCATCTTTAGGTAAATGCAGTCGCATCACGACAGCTTCGCCAACTTCTACGTCACGCAGTCGTCTAACAACGTATAAGTCGTTATGGTATATTAATTTTTCATCTGCATCACCATTAGAATTAGTAGTTCTAATATACACCCCACCATTTACACCTCTAAAATAAGGTCTAGGATAAACTGGTATCACATACTTATTTGTAGGGTTGTTTGGTAAATCTATAGCGGGTGCTTCAACTACATTATCTTCTTCCGTTGCCTCTTTAATTCTTTTCCCCAAAGTTACTGGAGATTTTATCTTACCCCAATACTGACATTTATTGCAAACATCGGGGTTATATTCATCAAAAGTGCCACATAAATAAGGACCTTTAATATGTTCTATCTTCTTGTCTGTATCTGTTTGTGTGTAATCTTTGTGATTTTTTGATATAGCATGAGCACCTTTATACCCGTCAATACAAAATTTAGCTATTGATAATCCTGCTCTCCATAAAGGCTCACTTACAGTTTCTTGTTCTGTAGCTATAACTTTTAATTGCTGACAACCTTTACCTTCCATTGTTTTTACAAGTATATCTTTAAAGACATTCTCCACATTATTTATAAGTGCTTCCGAAGTCACTCCGTTTTGTGTGGGTACAAACTTGTTTGGTATAGGTATTGGGTCATTACCAAGTAACTCTGAAAACTTATCAAAGTCTACTGGGTCGGGCATAGTGCTACTGAAAAATGCAACCTCTAATGGAGGGTCTGCTTTATAATTATGAGTTTCGGGAACTCGTAACACTCTTGCCGCATCTGCTGTAACAGCAGGGTCTGCTAACAAATTATGTTGTGTGCATTGGTGCTTTAATTTATCTGCAACGGGTAACCAATCATCTAATCCTATAGGCTCAGATAAAACCCAGTATACATGCACCCCTCTACCCGAGTTAACCAATAAAGGTTTGGGTAAAGATAATTTCTTACAAAAATCTTTTAAAGCTGATATAGCTTTTTCTTGTGTTTCATAGTCTTTCCCAACCCCGCAATCAAGGTCAAGAAATAACGTGTTAACGTGTTTTACGTTAGGTACTTTCCTAGAATTCGAATCTTTAAACGTGGATAAGGCAAAATATACATCATAACCTTCTTTATCTAAATTTTTTGCGACATCGGCTACTTGACCTATGCTCTTGTAAAATTTCTGTACTCTTTTGTTATCCTTTGTTCTGTATGCGAACACACAGTAAAATCCTTCTTTAGATAGTACTCCTTTTAAAAATAATATCGTATCCATGACAAACCATAAAGTTAAAGTTACCACCACCCCATAAAAAGAGTGATGGTATTCTTATTGAAGGACTAATCATCCCAATTATCAACTATAGCAGAGAGGTCGTTATCTTCTACTTTTTCTTTAGTAGCTTTTTTAGGTTCGACCTTCTTTGGTTCTGCTATTGGTTCATCTACAGCTTCAAATGGACTATCATTCTTAACTTCTTTAGCTTGGTAACCACCTTCTACAACACCAAATGGTGAGTTTTCCTCCATAGGTTTATACTTAACTACCTGCACAGCTTTTAACCTTAAAGACACACCTGCATCTTTATTCATAATATAAGGTTTAAAAATCACTGCTATATTAACAGTACTTCCCGTAGTTAACAGAAAGTCGTCATCTAATCTAACTCCTTTTGAGTCAAATTGAGCAGGTTTTCTAGTGGCTTCTACACCATAAGCACCTTTTAATTTAGCCTTATGTGTATATGTGCCATCTTCTTCCTTCTTAAAAGGAAATGCTAATTTCGGAGCCCAATTCGCTTCCTTCTTATCAGCATACGCTTTAGCCATAGCTTCATATAAAGCTTTAGCTTGGTCTTTATCCATGCGAAATCGCATGTTATATTCAGCTCCTGCATCCATCGCATCACAAGGTACAGACCTTTGTTCTGTACTATCAAACTTGTATGTACGATTTATTTTTGGGTACATAGCTTCTACATTACTTATAGTAAAATTCATTATTGAATCATTCATTTTTTGCACTCTCCTAATAGTCTTTATCGAGGTTAATTTCATCTACATCATCTGAAATAGGGTCTTCAATTTCTACTTCTACTTCTGTTTCTGTTTCTACTTCTGTTTCTGTTTCTTCTTGGTATGATTTAGATTTGTTTGTTAAAGCATCAGATACATCATCTATACTAAACCTATAGGTGTTACCTACTTTTATATAAGTACCTTCAGGTATTTCTTTCTGACGCACCCATGCTCGGATTGTAGATATAGAAACCGAAAAATGATTTGCTACATCTTCTATTGGTACATATTTCCCTACCATTATTTTTTCCTTACAGTTATGGCATATTCCGTGTCTTTGTTAAGACCTTCGGGATACACATCGGGGTTATCTTCCAAAAACTCTTTTAAGTTAGACTGATTAAGACGTTTATCAAACAACTCGGGTACACCATGCTCAAGAATAAACTTGTGCATAGATTCCCAATCACTTGTCCAATATTTAGTTTTAGTAGTCCTATAAAAGAGTCCTTCAGAAGTCTTTACACTCTCAACCTTGTGAGTATCACAATAGTCAAGAAGTCCTTTTCGCACCATGTCTAGCTGATTGACTAAAGCTGTATCTTTTTCTTTAAAGGAAGCACTAAGCGATGCTCGTTCTTCTCTTATCTTTATATACGCTTTAGTTAGCTTCTCAGCAGATAAGTTTGATTCTTCCATAATATCTCCGTTATATTAATTATTCTTTATATATAGTTACTAAAGATTACTTAGTCAAGTATTTCTTTGTAAAGTTCTATTATTTTTGTGTGTAGGTGTATTCTGCTATCTAATAACCTGTAAACATGTTTTTCTATGTCAGAACCTTGTAGTTGGACAACTGTACATTTATGTGTTTGTCCTGCTCTGTGTACACGGGCATTAGCTTGGGAGTAAGTTTCTAAAGAACTTATTGGACTCCACCACACAACTACGTTTGCTTTTGTTAATGTAACACCATGAGCCGCAGATTGTGGTTGAATCAATAATACCTTTGGGTTTGTAGTTTCTTGAAACGCTTTAAATATTTCTGTTCTTTTTGGTGCAGGTACATCCCCACGAATTACTTCTGTAGGTATTTTATCTGAAATTAATTTATCTCTTAGTAAATCAATAGTATGCCTAAAAGGAACAAAAACTAAAATTTTCTGACTTGCTTCATCTATTACTTCTTTTAACACTTTATATCTATTTTTTATATCAAACTCTAATACATCACCCTTGTCGGTATAAACAGCACCTGATGCTATTTGTAGTAACTTGTTCATACCTATTGCAGCATTGTGAGCTGTTATTTCTTCACCTGTTACTTCCATCCTTAATTTAGTTTTAAGTAGTTTATAATATTTCTCTTGTTGCCTACTTAATTCTATTTCTCTTTTTACATAAACCATAGGAGGTAAATCTAAACATTCATCTTTCGTAAATCTTATTGCAGGTTGCAGTGCATTAAAAACTGTCTTGGTTGATGACTCTTTTGGTATCCATTTAAATCTAGAAATTTGTATCATCACCATATCACGAAATGAACCGTAAAATTTTGGTACAGCCGTAGGGTTTACCATTTTTGCTATACCATACGCATCAAGGGGGCTTTGTGCCGCAGGGGTCCCTGTCATCATCCATAACCACGTGTTAACATCTAATAGTTTATTTAATGTTTTCCATCTCATAGTTCGTGCATTTTTATAATGGGTTGCTTCATCAACTATAATTAAATCAAACCCACCTTTCTTTATAGTATCTAATACTATCTCTACCCCATCATAGTTTATAACTACATATTCCGAACCTTCTTCTATTATTTTTCGTCTTTTATCAGGTGAGCCATGTGCTACTTCAACTGTTCTGTGTGGGGCAAAGGTCATTAAATCATCTCTCCAAACAGAATCCATAATAGATAGTGGACATATAATCAAAATACGATTAATTCTTTTCTGATTTAAGAGAAAGTCTGAAGACCATATTGCACTTGCTGTTTTACCTGTGCCTTGTTCATTAAAACAAAAAGCTTTTTTATTTGAAACTAAAAACTCTGATGTTATCTCTTGGTGTTTAAATGGTTTGTAACTGCCAGAAAACACATATGAACTCATATTTGTTGACGTATTATTTTTTACTGCAAGACCCATATTTACTCCTTTTTTCTAGGTACAATCACACACGAGGGTATCGTTCTCCCCTCTGTATGGGCTTTAAATCAAGCCTTTTTTTTCTTCTTTCCGTTTCTACTTCTATTTTTAGATGGACTTTCTAATGTATAGCCATCTTTATTAGAACCACCTTTACTTAACATTTTCTTGTGGCTAACATCTTTTCCTTTACGATTAACACCTTTTTTATCTAATGCTCTTCGTGCTCTTTGGCGTTCCATACGATTTGGATGTTCGCCTCGTTGCTTCTGCAATTTGTATTCTTTTTTATAAGGTCTTTTTGTTTTTGTATAAGCCATTAGTTATTGCTCCCATTATGTATACATTCTATTACTGGACAATGTCTGCGACATAATCCGCTTGGTCTTGCATTCCAAACATCTTTATTATACGCATTTTCCATCTTTTTGTAATTAGAAATCCACTTATCCCAAAGCTTAGTGCTTCCTGAACGGGTATATACTTGTTTGATAAGTTGTTTACACACAACAAACAACAAACCAGCGTTAATAGTTTCTACTTTTGGTAAATAACTAAATACAGCAAGAGCCATTAGTTCAAGTTGTCCTTTGTCAGCATACTTTGCAGATTTCCCACTTTTATAATCAACAACCCACGCTTTCTTATTATTTACAATTACCAAATCTGCTATACCCCTCCACCAAACTTCTTCTGCTGAAAATTTACATGGTTTCAAATCTTTAGTTAGCCCCATCTTTATTTCACAATACTTCATTCCGTCTTTCTTTTTTAAGGAGTCAAGAACTGGTTTCATAAAATTAAACTTATTAGGAATATCTTTACCATCACGCATATATTCTTCGGCTACCGAATGTAATTCTGTACCATAAAGCATGGCACTCGATTCTTCCTCAACATAATCTTTTGCAATTTTAAGGTGATAGAATTGTTTCGGGCATTGTTCAAATGATTTAATTCTACTATATGACCAAGGTGCTACGCTCACTCGCAATCTCCATATGATTTACCCGTTCCCGATTCGCAATCTATCGGCAGACCATCTGCCCAGTCAGGTGTCCACTTCATGCACTCCTCTATATAAGTTTGTGCGTGTTCTACTTCTTCATCTTTTACACATGCAGCGATAGAATCGTGAACCGTTAACACGACATGGTACTTACTACTTATCTTTAACATTTGTTCGCCAACTATACATCTTGCTATAGCTTGGCATACATTCTCTATAACCTTACCACCATATATTTTTGTGCGACCCCGTCTTGTTCTATAGTGGAAGTCCACTCCATCATCTGATTGGTCACAACGTAAATCTTCGTACCTCATTAATAATCCCGATGGTAACCTTATAGCTTTTTCTTTTGGTATAACTTCTAATACTCCAGTTCTGCCAAAATTATATTTCTCACCATTAACCATATGCTTCAACATATATTGTGCGTTACGCCATAATTGGCTAATGTGCCAATTCGTATCACGATATATCCCTATAACTCTCCGTGCTTCCTCTATTGACATATCAAATCCAAAGGTCTTAAGCTGTGATTGGAACTTCAATGCTCCCATACCATAACCCGCTCCAAGAATTGTAGTTTTCCCTACAAACCTTTGTTCTTTATCAATATTTCCTTCCTCTACATTATAAATTCGTGATGACATCTTCTTGTATACATCTTCACCTTTAGTAAAAGCCTGCACTAGGTCATCTTGTTCTGAAAGCCAAGCTAATACTCGTGCTTCAATTTGAGAAGAATCAGCATCAATTATTGTATATCCTTTAGGTGCGATTATACTACGCTTTAACTTCTTACCATTTGGACCTCTACTTGGTAGATTCTGGAGGTTCACTTTATCATCACCACCCCATCTGCCAGTATGAGCCGCATAATATTTTATAGGCACGGGTAATAAACCTCGTTTTGCTATATCTATAAACCTTTGAGTTCTCGTTTCTTCCAATGTTGATTTGTTTCCTAATCTAGCGTTAACCAAAGTCTGCACTCTAGGGTCTTCGTGTTCTGCCAAAGCCTTAAAGTCTTCGTCAGACTTCGCCAAAGCAAGTGTTTCTTTTCCAGTTGTAGGACTTATTTTCATAGGAGGGTCTATACCCAATTTCTTCAATGCCCCTGCAAACTTAGGGTTACTCATTAAATCTTCTTTTGTTACCCCCATCACAGCACATTTCTGCAATAGTGTATCTTTCTCATAACGAGTTTCTGCAAGATGTTGTTCAAGTAAACCTAAATCTAAATCTAGTTTAGGTTCTATAAACATTCTTAAAGTTAAATCTATTAGTTTTAATTCTTTCTTTGGGAAAGTTTTTGCCATGCGTAAGAATAATTTATAAGTTAAATCTACATCATTAACACAATAATCTCCGTATGCACTTAATTCACTCTCCGTAAAGTCCTCTCTTTTCTTGCCGATTGCTTGAAAGACCTCCGTGCCCTTAACTCCGATATTGTACTTCTCAGATAATGCCTTGAGACTACTGCTATCTTCCACCCCATGAAAACCACGGGAGATACACAAAGTATCGGTATAAACCCGAGGACTAATATCAAAGACCCAATTAAGAATAGCACCGTCAAACATAGTATTATGAGCAAGTACCATAGAGCTTTCCCAGGAGAAGGTCTGTAAGTACTCCTTAAGTTGTTTGTGTGTTCCACTAGCCCACTCCGTTTTTTCATTGTTAATTTTAACTGCTATGCCTATGACTTGAAATCTAGGGTCACGGACATATTCCTCTGTTGTTAACTTACTTAAAGAATAATCTTTGTCGTAGTAAGTTTCAAAATCTAATGTAATCAAATCCATTAATCATCCACCATTTCACATTCGTAAGCAATACCTACATAAGCCATAATATCTATGTAATGGTCATCCTTTTTAGGTGATGATTTTAATCTTGCTAACTTGGTCGCTATGTGCACTAGAGCAATGTCTTTTGCTGTAAGTTGTTTGTCTGTAATAGCGTTAAATATGTTTGCTATGTTTTGGTGGTTAGCTACTGGACTTCCGTAATCTTTTAATCTAGCACCATCAGTATATTCTATAGCTTTCTTTAGTAAATCTATTCTATTCTTTACTGCCATCTTTTTCCTCAATCTTCTCTACTATTGTTTCATCTAATATTGTTTGGTCAAAAGGTAATTCTAATTGTCCACATGAAAGGCACATTGCTTCTCCATTTGTCTGAACAACAATACCACCACAACTAATGCAAAATATTTTCGTCATCTTCTAAATCCTTTCTAAATCTAGTCTCTAAATTTATGGGAACGGTTTTTCCAGTTTTCTGTTTAACACTGCTATTTACAAATAACCAATCCATGTTTGTACCATATCCGTGAGGTTCTAATTTAAAACAATCATCACACTTAACGAATATACTGCATTGAAAATGTATGCCCTCGCCAATAGTTCTTGGGGCACATCCACATCGTATACATCTCTCCATAACTTCATCACAAGCATTTTTAAAAATGTCGGGGTGATAATAATCCGCTTTCGGTTCTTCCCCCCCAAATGATTGCAACCTTGCACTTCTTATATAAGGGCTATTCTTTTTCTTCTTCTTTTGGTTCTTCATAACTTTCTACTCCTTTACATAAAGGGCATACATAAACATCTTTTAATTCAGTATTTTTCATTCCTACTTTACATCTTTCACACAATAACAACTTTACACCTCTTATTAGACTCAGCTTTTTATCCACAGGGACTAAAAATCCCCACTTGGCAAAGGGATGTCAAAATGAGTAAATAAAAACATACTAACCAAGTGGGAATCTCGACACAAAGTTTTACATTCTTCAATGATAGAGTCATAACCCAACGGAGGAGTAGTGGTTACCTCTACTGCAATGGATATAAAGGCTCTCATTGCTTACCTATTCTGAAGTTTTCCAATAAAGTTTTTATTCTAACTTTATCTACATTATCTCCATGAATTAATACAGATAACCCTCCTTGCTCCATTATCTGTTCTAAATTCTTTTGCTGTAAAGGTGTTGGTGTTTTACTACCATCTGATTTACATTCAATACCAAAAAATATTCCCTTGTAACATCCCACTATATCGGGCACACCACTATAACCATACCCACCAGTCATTGGTGAGAAATAGTATACCCCCATGTCTTTTAATTGTTTGACAACTTTCTTCTTAACTTTTTGTTCGGGTGTATGTACCACGACTAATCCTCATCGCTACTAGAACTGGTATCACAACTAGGACAATTATCATCTAAATTAAAATTGTTTCTTAAAGACCAAAAAGCATCTTGCATCTTCCTCGCACACTCACTTGTTACATCAAACATATCCGAGTATTCACTTAGAAATAATGCCATTGTCTTATGGCTTTCGTTAAGGCAGGTTATTTGTTGTTGAGTTAAACCTTTTATACCCTCTGCGTTTCTTTTCTTCATTTCTGCTTGTTCTTTTTCCCAGATGTTTTGTACTTTACTCATAGTATCCTCCTTCGTAAAAACTGGTTTCAAAGTGTTAGTGTGGCACTAACAAAT